TTGTATAATTAAGAGTATATATAAATGGCTAAACTAGGTCGTAAATGTAAATTAACCCCCGAATTACAATCAAAAATATGTAAGTATATAGAGGATGGTAATTATGCTATCCATGCCTGTAGTGCTTGTGGTATAAGTACTGTAACCTTCTATGACTGGATTAAACGTGGTGAGTTAGATGCTTCTAGTAATAGTAATACCAAATTCTCTAACTTCTTTAATTCAACAAAAGAGGCTGAAGCTAAAGCAATCACGGCAAACGTAAAGAACATTAGGACAGCGGCAGGGGAAGGTGAGTGGACAGCATCAGCTTGGTTCTTAGAGCGTAAGTATCCAGACCTATTTGGTAAACGTACAGTTGAACCAGTAGTAGAGAATAAAATCCTTATACAACTAAGAGAATCAGGTCAAGAGATGTTAGCTATAAAGACAGACGACTCCACTCCCTTAATTACGACTAGCGTGGCACAAATAGAGACTGAGAGCCAATCAGAAGAGTTGAGAGAAGTTAAGGAGAGTTAAGAGATAGTTTATGCCTTATTACCTCTTACCATGTCTTACCATCTGCCATCTTTATATGTGAGCGTGACAACCCCGGACAATCCGTGACATATCGTGACATCTACCCTTGAAACGTGACAGGGCGTGACACCTTACTCGTAAACCGTGACATAGCGTGACAGCCCACGAGTAGAGCGTGACACAGCGTGACAAAGTAAGTTGTATCCGTGCGCGCCCGCGCGTGTAGTGATTGGGGCTGCAAGTCAAGTCAAGTCAAGAGATGTGTCAGCCTAAAACAATGTTGTTATTGCTCAGTATATTGAGTATATATTCATTGTTTTGTTATAAGTGTTATTCCCTGTATATATAACTACCATTGACCAAACCAAAGTTGAGTTTTGAAATTCACTAGAGCTATCACTCGCTGACCCAAATGGAATTTGGTAATGGTTAATATGTGAAGTAAATCTGGTGTCCGTGCTTGAAGCAAAATATCGGTGGTGAGCGCCTAGTCTTCGGACGAATGGCGGGGGAAGTTAACCGCCGAGCCAGTTTTGCGAGGGCAGGGTGCAATAGCAAAGTTAAATGGTACTGTGCTCAGTGTGCCAGCCCTGCCCGATTTCTCCAAAGGAGGTAAAAATGAAAAAGCTAATGAGTCTATTAGACCGAGCGATGCAGATTGCGATGAGGGCAATGCGCCCACTTGTGCCAAGGATGGCGACATGAGGAAGCCGAAAGCAGAGCCCCAAGGCGGGGTAATTCCTGCGCCAGAGATTGTGCTAGTCTATCAGCAAGAGTTCAGGATGAACTGGTTGAGGAGGATTTGGTCGCTGGTGGACGGGACATTTAAGCTGGCTGACGAGTATTACCAACCGGCGGATAGGGACATCATCATGTCTGTCGTGGCACAAGACCTGTCGGATAAGGTCAAGTATCAGAAGATAGACCATGACTGTGACGATTTTGCATTTTCGCTAATGGGTGCGTTGCACAAGGATTTGCGCACTTCATGTATGCCAATATTCATTACGTGGGTTGAGTACTATGAAGACGGGAAGCGGTACGGACATGCTGTAATCAGCTTCTATGACAATGGCAAGGTCTGGATAATCGAGCCACAGAACGACAACCTGTTCTTAGTGCCAGAATATTACAGGTTGAACATGATATGTGGATAAGGGGGTAAAGATATGAGAGGAGTACCAAAACAAGATGGGAGTGGAGGAGGTACGAGAGCCAACCGTGGCAGGAGTGGATGCCCTGTGCCACGAAGAATGGGACGGGGACGAATGAGAAGGAGAAGGGGCTGGTAAAGGACGATGAATATCCCGTTAAAGGTTTACCTGAATGAGAGGGCGCAGAATTGCTGTGAGTGTGGGGAAGTAATTAAGGCAAACCAGCGGTATGTTTGGCGGACAAGGCATATAAAGGTGCAGGGGGATAATATTCTCGATACAGCACCGTGTTGCCTGCCGTGCGCACGAAAAAAGGGATGGGCTGTTGAAGGGGATTAAGATTGACTGTACAGAAGCCAAGAAATATCTAACCTGCCAGATATGTGGTAAGGGAAACCTTGTCGCAGGGCTTATAGTTTTCACAAGGGGAGAGTACAGGGTGTACTGCAAGGATTGTATAAAGTCCATGCTGCTGAGTGGTGTAGTGGTAGCACGCAAGGCTTTGAACCTTGAAGGCTAAGTTCGAGTCTTGGTTCAGCAACCATTACTGAGTCGTCTAATGGTAGGACACGAGGTTCTGAACCTCGGAATCTGGGTTCGAGTCCTAGCTTAGTAACCAAATTGAGCCTATCTGCCATGTGCAGAAAAGGTAACGCTCTCGTGTTGCGATGCGGGGGTTGCTAGGTGCTGGTGTCTGTCCTGAAAAGATGGTAATTATCGGCTGCATAATGCAAGTAGCTATGGACGCATAGTGAAAAGTCAGAGGACAATGGGAAGCGTGTCCGAGCCAGCACCTATATTAAACAAAAACAACCTTTAGTTTAATAAGAAAGGAGGTTGATAAACAAAACTTTAATAAGGAGGAAATGAGTATGAAAAAGATACTAAAAGGATTAATAGCTTTGGGGATTGTGATAGGGATGTTAATACCGTCAATGACAGTAGTAGCTTGTCCAGATGAATGGGGCAACTGTTGTGAGTACGAAGGTTGTTGCAGGACGTTGTGTTGTGCCAACCAGACTTTTGATTACAAGATACGCTATTTTGAGAAGGTGGAAGTTGGTATGTTTCAGGGGAAGCCTTGTTATGCCGGCATATGGACTACGGTAATAGTTGCAGATGTGCATGACGAAGACGAAGCAGCCGAGTCATTGGGTTTACAGGCAGGTTATGACTGTTGGGTTACGAGGGTGTTTTAATGGCGGAGGCATATTGTTACTATATAGGCGAAAATAATCCATGCTACCCTCATTATTGCCCATGTTGCGGGCGACCCTATCCTCAGCCAAGACCGTATCCCTGTGAACCGTATCGCCCGTGGTATGAGCCATGGCAGCCAGATTGGTATACTTATACTATCACTGCTGATAGTGCGGGTACGATTTATACGGGGGCGGAATGACCGATGAAAAAAGGATAAAGACTACAAGGGAAACGGCAACAAGGTTCGAGAAGGAGTTCAGAAAGTACCAGAAGCTATTTGGGCTTACTGGTTGGGATGTTAGCTTCATAGTAGCGCCACTAGTTAATTCGAGGGCAACAGTGCACTATGCAGGAAGTGATTGTATTGCCACCGTGGCTCTTAATGACACACAGGTTGTGCGTGAATCATCCATATCGGACATTAAGGAACTTGCCAAGCATGAGGCTATACACTTGCTGTTAGCAAGGTATGATTATCTAGCTAGTGCAAGGTATATTGGCGCAGATGAACTCGCACAGGCAAATGAGGAAATAGTTGTCAAGCTGACAGAGTTGATATAACAATGGGACTAGAGGAAGCAACGCAGTATATCTTCAAGGCTATAGGCTACGAGCCCACAGATGCTCAGTGGGAAGTGCATCGTGACCCGACCAGACACAAACTTGTAACTGGAGGAGAGCGTGCTGGAAAGAGCCGGGTTAATGCCATGGAGATACTAAAACACTGGTACACTGATATATGTATACCAAAGAAGGAGAACGCTCTCTATTGGTTAATTGGTGCTGACTATGAGGGAACACGTGGAGATTGGGAACATCTGGTAGAAGCCTTCGCAAAGTTGGGGCAGATTAAGTCTCTAACTAAGTCGATAGACCCTGCGCTGATGGTTCTCACCGATGGCACACAATTTGTCACAAAGTCAGCAAAGTACCCTGAGAAGATTGCTACCGTTGCTCCTGATGGAATTGGCGGATGTGAGGCTGCCCAGTTGGATTACGAGATTTTCCTGCGTGCTCGTTCAAGGGTTGCAGAAAAGCGAGGCTTCCTGAGCTTTACGGGAACGCTAGAAGAAGAAGAATACACAAGTTGGTATTCTGAATTGTATCAAGTTGGGCAGTCTCATAATAATCTTGAGCTTAAATCGTTCTCTATCCCCTCATGGTCTAATAAATATGTGTACCCAGAGGGAGAGACCGACCCAGAGATACTAAAGCTGAAAGCCAGCATGACCCATGAGAGATTCATGGAGAGGTTTGCTGGAGTACCCGCTCCTAAGACAGGAAGGGTAATCACTGAATTTGCTAATCCTATACATGTACAGCTATGTCCCTTTAATAAGGACTTACCTGTGGAGATTGGCATAGATGTAGGTTTCAAGGGAGCTTATGCTGTCGAAGCCGTACAAGAGGTAAATGGACAGTTTCGGTGTATAGATGAGGTTTACCTGACAGGCTATGTTACCGAGGATGTTATCACTATATGTCAGAAGAAACCTTGGTGGGATAATGTCATAGGTGGCGCTATCGATATAGCTGGCACACAACATCAAGGCATGACCTCCCCTGTAGAAGTTTGGGGGAGCAAGGGACACGTTGCCTTGGTCTACAAGAAGGTGAATGTAGAAGATGGGATAGACCTGTTCCGTACTCAGCTAAAACAGCATCCCATTACCTTACAGGCAGGCTTTGTGTTTGACCCTAAATGCAGAGGGGTTATCTCAGAGATGGGTGGAGGGCGACCACCTCTAGAAGAAGGCGGTGGTATATGGATGAGAGACAAGAATACAGGCGTGGCTCTCCGTAAGAATGACCATGGATGCAAGGCAGTAATATACCTTCTGGCAAACAAGTTTTTATATACAGTAAAGGGAGACAGGATACCCAGCATAAGATTCATAGGACAGCCTGCAACCCAGACTTTTAGAGGGAGATAGACACTATGAAGGAACTAAAGCCCCCAACGGTAGCGGATATAAAGGACAAACTCTCGGCTTGGGAGACCTTTTATGGTACGCACCACCAAAACCAAAAGGATATAGATGAATTTTACGAACTGACATTCAGTGCTGGTGTACCCAAGCGGTATCCTACCCGCAAGCCTTCAACGGCTAGGGATTGGATTGACGCTGGAGTAAGGCACTACACGCTTGATAATCCCAAGGTGACGGTATATGCTCGTAGAAATTCTGACGAGGCTCGTAGGCAAGCTGCATCAATAGAAAATTGGGGGAGCTTTTTCCTAAAACTGAGCCGTAAGCAAATCAAGGATGTCGCAAAGAAAGTTCTGCTTCGTGGTGAGGGATTTATTAAACTCAACATGGATGACACTTACTTTGGTGACTATAATGGTACACCTCTTGCCGAGTTAAGTGCTGCGGAACTGGTAGAATATAGAGAGAAGCGTTTATACCACTTCCCTCTTTATATGACTATCCCAGACCCCATCAATGTCTTTTGCTCTACTGCTCACGATGGGCTCATGCCCCTAGAGGTAATAGAGTGCTTTGAGATTACCGTTTCTGATGCCGAAGCTTTATGCAAGAGAAACGGCTGGCGGTTTGACCTCAAGGACAGGAAGCCAAATGCAAAGGTTACGTGGATAAGTTATTATTCCCCTGAATGGAGATGCTTTATCCTTGATGATGTTGCCGTGCTCCCTCAAGGGGTACAGGTAAACCTTTTGGGATTCGTCCCGTATGTGCACTTCAGTGCGATGGCAGGACAAACTGGTTATGATGGAAAACCTGAATATGAATACAGACCATTGATACATGGCAAGCAGGATATGTTCAAGATGGAGGCAAGGATACTTTCCTTCATTGATGCCATTAATGCTCGTTATGCGTTTCTAAGGTACAAGTTCAGGGGTAATCCAGAGATTATTAGGAAGTATTACCCTCGTGGTGTGCCAACTGACCCAGATGAACTTCTAATCGAGATTCCCGACCAGATGGAGATTGACATTCTAGCTGGAGAGAAGCCACCTGAAGGGTTATTTGCAGAATATGGGATGTTATCACAACTGGCTGCTCCACCCGCTACTCTTAGCGGGGTGAGACCCACGGGAGTATATGGAGGAGCACACCAAGAAAGCCTGATGGCTTCGGCTCTATCACAGTACAAGGATGCCTTTATGAGTTTACAAGAGGCGCTGGCTGCCTTACTCGGAATGGGTTTACGGATTATCGAGAAGGTCTACAAGCATGACGTAATGATAAAGAACCTTTCCTCTGATGCTGCCAAGGTGTACCAAGTCCTCAGGGTCAGTGACATTAAGGGTTACTATGACTGTGAAGTGAAACTACTTGCCGAGCCCCCAGAGGCCACTGATACACGCAAGGCTCTCGGAAAAGCCCTCTGGCAGGGTGGCGCAATTAGCAAGGACAAAATGCTCAAAGAATACTTCGATATGTCACAGCAAGAAAGGCAGGATGAAACATCCCAACAACTTGCCGAAAAGGTAATGGAAGACCCGTTAGTTGGCGGAGCTTTGGGACGAGATGCCTTGGAGATGTTTGGGATGGAAAAGGCTGCTCAAGCCGTAAAGGAAATAGATACTCAGACAGCAGCATTAGGGAAACAACCCTATCTAGGGGTAGGCGCTACTCCTCCAAATCAAGCAGGCGAAGGCATGGGGGTAGCCACTGACGCTGTGCAGCAAAGGGGCAGAAGTGCTGGAATAGGCACTAATCCAAGCCCTAGAGTGCAAATGGGGGGATAATGGGAAACGTATTGACGGAAGCCATGTTAAGGGCGCAAAGACTGATGGTCAATGTTGACAAAAGGTTTGGGGAAATAGGGGGAGCGATACCTTATGGCAAGAGAAAGGCTACGCCAGCAGAAAGCAGGGAACAGAAAGCAAGGGCAGAAGAAGCAGAAATGCAGGAGTTACTAAATGGCTGAAGAAAAAACTACTCAAACCGCAGGAACGGTATTAGACAGGCTAGGCATGGGTACTCCTTGGAGTGCAAACCAAACAGCAGTAGCCGACCTTGTTAGGTCTGGGACTCTTTCACGTGCAGATGTTAATACCTTAACTGGCTGGCAAAATATGACCCTGGGCACTAAGGGATATACAGCATTATACCCTGAAGTCTATAGTGGCTATGCTCCAGAAATGCCACGTGCTCCATCTCCCCTAGGAATGGAGATAGCAGCCCTTCGGGAACTAAAGAATAGTTTTATTGGGGT